CGTCCACGGCCGCCGTAGAGTGTCCCCGTGGCCGGAGTGACTCCGCAGGACCGTGCGATCGTCCTCGACCGCTGTGGGGGCATCTGCGAGGTCTGCGGCTGCGCGCCCGCCTCGAACGTGCACCACCGCCGCGGTCGCGGCATGGGGGGCACCCGCCGGGCCATCCACACACCCGCGTGGCTGCTCGCCGTGTGCGGGCAGGGCAACACGTCGGGCTGCCACGGCCGCATCGAGGGCGACCGCGTCGAGGCCGAGCGCAACGGGTGGGCGCTGCCGTGGTCGGTCGAGGACCCGACCACGGTCCCGGTCGTGCTCGCGATCGGCCGGGTCCTGCTCGACGACCAGGGCGGCTACACCCTCGCGGGTTGACATCCCACGGTGAGCGTGTAGTGTCTACCTCATGCCCACCACGTACAGCGACGCGAGCGCCTTCCCCGGCGCCCTCGTCCTCGCCCTCATCCTGTTCGCCGCCCTCGTCCTCGTCCCCATCGTCGCCGCCGAGATCCTCGACCGGCGCCGGTGACCACGGCCGCCCCGGCCCCACGCGGCCGGGGCGCTGTGGCATGATCCGCAGCGGGCATGGGCCCGCGTCACGACCGGGGTACGACGTGGCGGGTACGGCAGAGGCGCGGCCCCGGACGCGCCTGCCGGCCCGGCTCGCGCCTGCCGGCTCCGCCCGGTAGTAGGGGCCGGTCGAGCGGTGCAGCCGCCCGGCCGGCTCCGGCGCACCCCCGCTACCGTGTAGAGTCTCAGCCTCCACCACGGGACGGGGACCCATGATCACCACGCAGACCACCGAGCAACCCGACCGGCTGCTGCTCGCCGCGGGAGGCTCGATCGCCGCCGCCATGCGCATCACCGGCGACGTCCTACAACGCATGGTCGACGCCGGAGCCACCCGCGCGAACGGGCTCGAACCCCGCGCCGCGTGGGTCGCCATCGTCGCCACCGGCCGCCACGACGACCCCGAAGGCATCGGCGTCGTCGACTGGTCCCCCGAGCAGCCCATCCCCCGCGGGACCGTCGTGCTCCGGTGCACCGGCTACAGCGTGTCCACGTCCCCGGAGCGCGGCGCGTGAGGGGATGGCAGGCGCACCCCACCGACCGGCCCACCGAGCCGCCGCCGCCGCCCGGCCCCGCCGGAGCGTCCGACGCGGACCGCTACGCCGCCGGTGACCTCGCGCTGCGGAAGGCCGCCGCGTTCGACGACCTCGCCCGGTGGCTCACCGAGCAGTCCGGCGGAGTCGAGTACACCGACGCCATGGGCCCCGAATGGGTCGCGTCCACGATCAAAGGCAGGCTCGCGAGCCTGATCAAAGACGGCATCGACTTCCGGGCCGGCCGCCGCGCCCCCACATGGCTGCGGCGCAGCGGATGGTGATCCCCGGCATCGGCGACAGCGTCCACGGGCTCGACGTGACCGGGCTCGAAGTGCGAGGCGAGGTCATCGCCGTCCGCTCGGTCACCAATGCGAAGGTCGGCCCGTTCGCCGGGGGGCCCGTCGTCGTGCTCGACGTGTACGACGTCCCGGCCCCGCTGGTCGCCCTCGTCCGCTTCTACGAGATCAAGGACTGTCGCCGCCACGACCGTCCCGACCGCACACCGAACCGGAGGTAGCCCGTGCGGCTCCGCGTACTCGACCTGCCCTCGTCCAGCGACCCGGAGGACCACGACACGCCGTACCTACTCATCCTCGACCGCGTCGCGGACCACGAGGTCGACGACGCCCGCCAGGCCGTCACCCCCGACATCCGCAAGCGCATCGGGGCCCGCGGGATGCTCGCGTTCCGTTCGAGCGTCGACCTCGGAGAGGACTGACCGATGCCGTTCCTCACCGATGTGAACAAGATCGCCGTCCGGCGCCACGGCGACGACCTGTGGGCCATCGTCGACACCATCGTCTACCGCGGCAGCGTGGACACGTTCACCGTGCCCGCCGACTACGTGACCGACTTCGCGTCCGTCCCCGCGCCCGTCGTGTGGCTCATCCCCCGCTACGGCCGCTACACTCCCGCCGCGATCCTCCACGATTACCTGATCACCGACGCGCAGCCGGCCGGCTCGATCAGGTCCCGCGACACCGACGGGCTGTTCCGGCGGGTCATGCGGGAACTCGGCGTGTCCGCGCCCCGCAGGTGGCTCATGTGGGCCGGGGTCCGGTGGGGCAGCATCACCGGGCACCGCTGGCACCCGGAGGACTGGGCGACCTTGCCGGGGGTCCTCGCGATCAGCCTCGCCGCCGCACCGTTCGTCCTGCCCGGTGCGCTCGCGACCCTGTGGGGTCTCGCAGCGCTGCGGGTCGCGGAGGTCGTCTCACCGGCCGCACCGGCCGAGCCGGGCCCGCCGCGGGCCGTGGACACGGGATGGGGTCGGCCCCTGCTCGACCTCGATGCCCTGCGCGCCCGCGCCGCCGGGATGGACGAACGCCGGGCCGACCGGCTCGGTGACGACCCGGAGGACCCGACGTGAACCCCCGGGCCGTCACCCTGGCCGTGATCGCGTTCGCCTCCGTGGTGGCCGTCGCCTCGCTGTTCGAGATGCTGCACACCCCGACCGCGCGGGTCGTGTTCGCGGCCGTGTTCGGCTGCTGCGTCCTCGTCATCGCCGCCGGGCTGTACCTCATGCCGGAGCGCAGGCCGCGTCACGACCCGGCCGGCAAGAGGCAGGAGTCGTGCAGCAACCCGGATTGCCCAGCGGTGTCCGGTCACTCCGGGCCTTGCCCCCCACCGGGCTCGAAGTGACGCCGGGCCCGCGGCGGCTGCCGCCGGACCTGTGGGTCGCGCTGGTCCTGCTCGCGTGCGTGGCGGGCTCGGCGGCGGCGCTGCTCACCTTGTGGCCGCACTCCGGTTGACGTATCCCACGGTGGCCGTGTAGAGTCTCACTCGAAGGGGTTGACGCACCGGCCACGCACCGGACGCGGACCCCGGCGGGACGATCAGCGCGTGGCGATGCGCGATCGGAGCCCGCCACCGGGCCCCGGCCCCCGTTTAGGGCTCCATTTAGAGCCTCGCGGGGCCGGGGCCCGGCTCTATGTCGCCCGCCACGGCCACCGTGTAGAGTCCCCGTATGGCCTTCAAGGCGCGGTACCCGGGCCGCTGCACACGCTGCCGGCTGCACTACGCCATCGGCGATGAAATCACCTGCACCACCGAACCGTGGGTCACACCCCCGGAGTTCCGCCACGCCGACGCCTGCCCCCCGGCCGTCCCCATCGCCCACCCCGAGCAGCACGTCCCCACGATGATCGGGACACACGCCGAGGACGGCACCCGCACCCACGCCCCACCCGGTGAGGTCTGCGCAGGCTGCTCCGACCCCACCATCGGCCGGTGGGTTCCCGTCTCGGACTGCGCGCTCGCCGTGGCCGCACGCGAGCAGGACGGACCCGACCAGCCGTACCCCACGCTGCGGGAGACGTCGTGACACCCTTCCCGCCGCCCGAACGGCAACGCCAGTGGCTCGGCACCCACGCCGACAGCGTCCCCACCCGCTACGTGTTCGACCACGCCCCCGCCGACGACCTACGAGAGCGCATCGCCGCGTGGCTGCGGTTCCACGGGTTCAACGAGGGCATCGTGTGCGCGACCCCCGGGTGGATCGAGCGCGACCCCGTCGAGTACGTCGTCCGCGCGCAGGTCTACGCCCGCGCCCCCGACGGCATCGGGCGCCTGTTCGACCGCCGCGAGGTCGAGGAACACCGCAGCGAAGGCCCACCCCTGCCGTTCCCGGACATCCCCGACGGCCAGTGGTTCGCCATGGTGGCCACCGACCAAGACGACCCCGTCCGGATGACCGTCATCGTCACCCGAGACCCCATCGTGATCAACACAACCCGACTGGAGACCCCCACGTGACCGACATCCTGCTAGCGCTCATCCTCGCCGCCGACCTGGCGCTGCTCGCGATCGCCATCGAGCAGCGGTGGCGCAAGCCGTCCCATGCCCTCACCGTCGACGCCCGCGTCCGCCGCGCCGCAGCCGCCGAGCAGCCGCCCGTGAAGGCCGAGCCGCACCCGACCGACCTCGTCACCCCCGCCCCCATGGTCGGCGACGTGACCCTGTGGCAGTGGATCCTGTACCACCACCCGCTGCGCTCCGACGCGCTGTCCGCGGTCGTCGCCGAGTTCTACCGCCGAGCAGCCGACGTCCCGGAGGTCTTGTCCTACTTCGCGCCCACCATCGAGCGCGGCGGCATGGAGGCGCTGCAACTCCACTTCACACGGGCGCTGTCCATCGTCGCCGACAAGGGGTTGACCTACGGCACCCTGCGCGCCATGGAGAAGCGGCACGGCAGCGTCCGCGACGAGGACAACAACCGCATCACCTACGAGGTCTACGACTACGTCATCTCCGTCCTCGTCGGGATCCTCGTCGAGCAGGGCGTCCCCCGCGAGGGCATCGACGCGCTCGGCCGCACCATCGCGCCCCTGCGCGACGCGATCGCGGAGTAGACCCGTGTCCACGCCCACCACGGACTACACGGCCGACACCGCGGCCGTCCGCCTCGCCGAACTGCTCGGACTCGCCGACATGGCCCACGGAGGGCCCGCCACGTGGGACGACATCGTCGCCTACACCGCGAAACTGCTCGGAACGCGCAGCATGGCGCTCTCCGCCGTCTACCGCCGCACCGTGGCGCTCACGGCCGCCACGGGCGCCCCCGACGACTCCACATGGCCCAAACTGATCGAGCGGGTCCGCTGGCAGACCAACGTGGTCAACGCAGCCGCCAGACTCGACTACGCGCACCGACCCGAGTTCCTCGACGCCGACGACGTCGCCGCGCTCGGCCACGTCCTCGGCGAGGAACCCACATGACCGGGATGCTCGACGTGACCGGCTCACCCCGGATCCCGTTCCTCGCCGTGTACATGGGCGGCCCCGCCGACGGCCGGGAAGAGACCATCCACCCGGCGCCCGGCGAGGCCCTCGACAGCCGCCGCGTCGCCATCCCGTACACGCCGACCCTCGCCGACTACGACCCGGCCGGCCGCAGCACAGCAGGGCCCACGATCGCCGTCTACGAGTGCTACGAGATCGAGGGCTACACCATCGGCCCCGAACGCGCCGCTCTGCTGGGTGTCGAGCCGGGGCACTACGTGACCCAGCGCCGCTACCGCTACCAGAGGACCGAGTGATGGACCCCCGCGAGATGCGCCACAAGCCGGACGACTGGTCGTGGTTCAAGTGGTACAGGTGGCGGCTGCTGCCGTGGTGGCCGACCCCCCGCGAGATCATCACCGCGTGGGAGGACGTCGCCGCGTCGGCCCGCGGCTACTGCAACCACTGCCCCCGCAAGGTCGGCGGGTACGCGTTCTGGCGCTGCGGGCTACGCCGTGGACACGCCCTGCCCCACCGCAACCGCAACTACGTGTGGGACGCCGACGGGGTCCGCTACGCCCCCCTGCCGGCCCCCGCCCACCCAGCCGAGTACGCCGCACAGGGACACCGCCGCTACGTGATGCCCCAGTCCACAGCGTCCCGGCTCGCCCACTACCGCGAGACCCGGGATCTCATGGACCGGCTACGGGCGAAGCGCGCACGGTGAGGTACGAGGAGAACGGCGCTGGGGTCCTCGACGTCCCCCGCGAGACCGCCGACCGGATCTTCGACCTCGCGGGACGTGCCCAACACCACAGGGACGCGGTAGCCGCCCGCGACCTCGCCGACCTCGCGGAGTCCCACGGCGCCGTCATCGTCGCCGGCTACTCCGTCGTGTGGTGGCGCAACTACGCCACCCTGTGCGACGAGGCGGCCCGCACCGGCAGCGCATGGCCCGTCCGCCGCCCCGACGACCCCACCACCACAGGAGAGCCCATGTCCGACGACCCCGAACGCGCCCTGTACGTGGGCACCGCGCCCACAGCACTGCGCATCGACTACATGTCCGACCGTGTCCGCCTCCGCATCGAGGGCCCCGGCGTCTCACCGGCCGCGATCGTCGACCTCCGCGGACCCGACATCGACGACCTCGTCGAGACCCTCACCGCGCGCCCGGACCGGCTGCGGTGAGCGGCGACGAGGCGGACCACGACTGCGACACCCTGTGGATCGAGCGGGAGGACACCGGCGAGCCGGTCCGCATCCCCCGCGAGGTGACCCCCACGTACCCGGTGATCGGGGCGGTCGAGGGCCCGGACGGGATCGTCACGATCACGGTCGAGTTGTCGGAGGCGCTGCACCGACAGTTGACTGCGGCCCTGCTCGGCTCCGGCTCTCTCGGTGTCTCCCTCGCGCCCGTACCGCCGCCCCTGTGCCGACACCGCCCGGATAGGCCGCTGTCGCGTGGGGCGTTCGTTCCCGTGCCGTGGAGGCTGCGGTGAGCGTGCGTCGGGTGGCCCGTGCGGTGGCGCTGTACCTCGCGACCATCGTGGTAGCCATGGGGGTCACGGCCGGTGTGGTCCTGGTCCTTGCACCTGTGGTGGGCCCCACGGTGGGTGTGCTCGTAGCGTGGGCGGTGGCGGCCCTGCTCGGCTCGGTGTCGGGGTCGTGGTGGTCACCGTGATGCGCGTGCTGCGGTGAACGCCCGTGATGCGCTGCACCTGTTGGCGACGGAGTGGGTAGGGCTCGACCCGGTCCGCTTCCCGGAGGCGGCAGCAGTGGACACCCTGCGCGCTGTGCTGCGTGAGGCTGAGCAGGTGGCGGCGGACAGGGTGTTGCGGCACAGTCCGCGCGTGGTGCGGTTGGGTGCCGCGATCGACGGACGACCACCCGACACGCGCTGAGTAGGGGGGCCCAGCGCCCCACCCCCCCGCCCCACCGGGCCCTGCCCGGTGGGGCGTTGTCGTGTCCACGCACAGGGCGGCCCCTCGCGTGGGGGTGCCATGCTGCGGGGGTACCGGGCGTGGTACTGGGGTGGTGGGCGTGGGAGGTGGCGCAGGTGGTGGCTCGGCCGTGCCTGACGTGTGGAGAGTTCACCGACGGGGGTTCGTACTGCGGGGCACACCAGGCGGGGGTTCGTAGGAGGGGGCAGCGTCGGCAGGACCGGGGGAGGGCTACGGCTGCCGGCCGTGGATACGGCAGCGCACACCAGCGGCTGCGTGCTGAGCTTGCCCCTGCCGTGGAGCGTGGCGAGGTGGCGTGCTGGCGGTGCCTGCTCCCCATCGCGCCCGGCTCGCGGTGGCACCTAGGGCACAGGGATGGGCAGGCAGGGTATGCAGGTCCCGAGCATGAGCGCTGCAACATCCAAGCATCGAACCGTTGATCATCACGCGCTCTCTCGATCGTCACGCAACGCAACCCGTGGATTGTCACTGTGCGTGACTCGCGCTATGACTACCCACGGTGACCGTGAGGGGCAGGGGGGGCGGTTACCCATCGTGACCCCCCGCCCTTTGGCAGACCCACTGCTTTGGCTCGGCACCGCCGCGTACGCTACCCCCCAAATGGAGTAATCTACGGCGGCCGTGTATAACCGCAGGTCAGAGGCTTGATCATCCGTAGGATTGCCCCGCCGGGCGTGGATCACCGGGGTTGATCATGGTCGGAGGGGGCGCCTCGCCGCCGTCGGGCATGATCAGCGGGGATTGGCTGTAGTCTGAGCGCTCCACAGGTAGCGCAGAGTGACAATCCACGGAGGGTCACCGTCGGGAGTGGATCATGGTCCCCTTCACCCACAGTGACAATCCACGCTGAGTGACCGAGAGGCAAGATCATGTTGGGTGCGGGTATCACCGCCAGTGAGTGGCTCACGTTCCTGATCAACACGGCTCTACCCATCGTGGTAGCCCTCGTGACCAGCAGATTCGCCGACGGAGCCGTGAAGGCCCTCGTCCTGCTGTTCCTGTCGGCGCTGACCGGGGTCCTGGTCGGCGTCCTCGCCGCCGTCAACGCGGGCGCCCCCGTCGACTGGTCGCACGTCCTGTTCACCGCGCTGGTCGGCTACCTCGTCGCGGTCGTCGCGCACTTCGGGCTGTGGAAGCCCGCCGCTGTCACCGGCTCCGCGGGCGTCGTGCAGCTCAAGGTCCCGTCCGGCATGGGCGGCCGACACGAGATGAGGGACGCGGCGTGACCGGCGCGCACACCGAGACCACGCAGGTCCCCGGCCGCAGGCTGGGCCGGAAGCCGAAGCAGCCGGGCCGGCCGCTGCTGCGCCTCGCCGACATCCTCACCGGCGAGCCGATCCCGGCTCACGCGTCCGCCGCGGACCACTTCGCGGAGGTCACGGACTGGCAGATGTGGGCGAACGACCAGTACGGCGACTGCGGGCCCGCGTCGGTGGCGAACTCGCGGGCGATCACCACGACCTACCTCGCCGGGGGTGAGCACGTCCCGACCCTCGACGACGTGTTCGACCTGTACCGCCGCTCCGGGAACCCCGACTTCAACCCGGACACCGGCGCCGACGACAACGGCGTGATCATGGCGGACATGCTGTCCGCGGTCCTGTCCGGTGGGATCGGCGGGGTCCGCGGGCTCGCCTACGCGGCCGTGGACACGACCTCGATCGACGAGGTCCGCGCGGCTATCGACATCTTCGGCTACGTCCTGCTCGGCGTGGACCTCCAGACAGCGCAGCAACGCCAGACCGACCGGGGGCTGTGGGACTACAGCCGCTCGGGTGAGTGGGGTGGGCACGCCGTCATCGCCGGGCGCTACACCGGCTCGGCTGCGACCCGGACCGCGGACGTCGGGGTCGTCACGTGGGGCGAGGTCGTCGGGACGACGGACGCGTTCTTCGCGAAGCAGGTCGACGAGGCGTACGTCCTCATCTGGCCGGAGAACGTGGGGACCGCGCAGTTCCGCGCGGGCATCGACGTGGCCGCGCTGAACTCGGCGTACATGGCGCTCACCGGCCGGCCGGGTCCGTTCACGGAGCCGTCCCCGGACGACCCGACCCCGACCCCCGGCCCGACCGACCCGCCGTCGAGCGCCCCGGACGGGGTCCTCGCGGACGCCATGCGAGCGTGGCTCGCCGCGAAGGGGTTGTGACCCGGTGAAGCGCTTCGAGGTGTACAACGCGGACCGCCTCGTCGCGGTCGGCGTCGAGTTCGACGAGGAGTCCGGCAGCGACGCCCGACCGGTCGCCCTGCTCCCGCTGGGCGAGCCGACCCCGGTCGTCGCGCCGGGCGGGATCGACTCGGTCCCGATGATGTTCGTCGGGCACGTCGTGAAGATCCTCGACGGTGGGTCGCCGGAGCCGCGCAAGCGCGGCAAGCGGAAGTCGGAGTAGGGCTGTGCCTCCCCCGCCGAACCCGAACGCTCGTCGCCGCAATGTGCGGGTCGGGCTGGTCCGCCTACCGGCGGAGGGTCGGCGGGGGAAGGTCCCGCCGTGGCCGCTGCTCGCGCCTGCGAAGTCGCAGGAGGTGTCGGCGGCGGAGCGCGCTCTGTGGGCGCACCTGTGGACGACGCCGCAGGCGGTGGCGTGGGAGCGGCTCGGCACGCACCGGGAGGTCGCCATGTACTGCCGGTGGTCGATCCTGGCGGAGGCGGGCGACAACCGGGCCGCGTCCGAATCGCGGTTGCAGGCGGACCGGCTCGGGTTGACCCCGATGTCCATGCGCCGTCTCATGTGGGAGATCACCGCGGACGAGGTCGCGGAGCAGCGGGCGGAGCGTTCGACCCCGGCGGCTGCGAAGCGCAAGCGCCCGGACATCCGGGTCGTGGACACGGGCTCGGACGGTTAGCGGTGCGCCGCGGGGGTTGGCGGGGCCCGTCGTACAAGGGTGAGTTCCCGTCGCTCGGGTGGCTGATCGGGGAGTGGATCGAGGAGTGGTGTGTCATCCCCGACGGCGCGCAGAAGGGGACCCCGTACCTGCTGACGCGGGAGATGTGGGAACACCTCGTCAACGTGTATCGGCTGCGGCCGGACGCTGCGGTGCACCCCCGGTATCCGCGCCCGGTCGATGGTCTCGTCTACCGCGGCACCCAGTTGCGGCGCCCGCAGAAGTGGGGGAAGGACCCGTTCAACGCTGCGAAGGTGTGCGCGCACGGGTTCGGCCCGGTGCAGTTCGACGGGTGGGACGCGCAGGGCGAACCGGTGGGCCGGCCCGTGGACACGCCGTGGATCCAGATAGCGGCGACGTCGGAGGACCAGACCGACAACACGTACAAGCCGACGTACGCGATGCTGACGATCGGGCCGCTCGCGAACACGCCGGGCCTCGACGTCGGGTTGACCGAGACGAAGCTCCCGAACGGTGACGGGTGGATCGAGCCGGTCACGATGTCCGCGGACTCCCGGCTCGGTAACCCGATCACGTACGCGTCGTTCACGGAGACGCACCTCATGACCACCCGGAACAAGGGCAAGCCGATGATCCGGGCGATGAAACGCAACCTTGCCGGCATGGGCGGGTCGTGGGGTGAGGTGACGAACGCGTGGGACCCGTCGCAGGACTCGGCCGCGCAGGGGCAGGCGGAGGGCAAGGCGCGGGACGTGTACCTCGACCACCGGGGGACGGACCTGCCGAACCTGACGAAGGCCGAGTTCCGGGACGACGACCTCGTCCGTGAGCGCATCGTGATCAAGTACGGGGACTCGGCGCGCGCCGCCGGTGGGTGGGTCGACGAGGAAGGGATCCTCGCGTCGGTCCGGGACATCGAGACCGGGGAGGCGGAGGCCCGCCGGTTCTTCCTCGACGAGATCACCGTCGGTGAGCGGGACGCGGTGAACGCGACCCGGTGGGACGCGTTCGGGGTGCCCGCGGTGCCGGATGCGCCGTTGCTGCCGGGTGAGCGGGTCGCGCTCGGGTTCGACGGGTCGCGGGTCCTCGACTCGACGTCGCTGATCGCGGTCCGGATCTCCGACGGCCGGTGGTTCGAGTTGGGTGTGTGGAACCCGGAGGACTACCGCACACCGGAGCAGGAGGCGGCCGGGCTACCGGGGAAGATCCCGGAGATGCTCGTCGAGCAGGCCATCGACGACGCGTTCGCGGCGTACGAGGTGTGGCACCTGATCGCGGACCCGTACCGGTGGCAGACGGTGCTGGACCGGCTCGCGGGCCGGTACCCGAAGAACCCGGCGGAGAAGCCGCAGCCGATGGTGGTCGAGTTGCCCACGAACTCGGACAAGCGGATGGACGAGTTGGTCATGCTGTTCGAGACCGCGTTCCGGTCGGGGGAGCGGGAGTTCAGCCACGACGGGTCGGCGACGCTGCGGGCGCACGCGCTGAACACGGCGATCGCGCAGGGCGGTCCTAAGCCGCCGCGCGAGCAGGAGGACGGCCGGCTCAACACGAACTACCTACGGTTCGTGAAGAAGCACCAGGGGTGGCGTATCGACGCGTTCATCGCCGCGGTGTTGGGACTTTACGGCCGGAGCCGGGCGATCGAGGAAGGCGCGCTAGTGGTCGAAGAGGTAGTCGAGCCGTTTGCGTTCACGTCGTGAGGGCCGTGCTGGTCCTGTTCGGTGTGTGGGCGGCGTTGATGGTGGCCGCGGTGGGGCTCGGATGGTGGATCCATCCTGGGGTCGGGCTGCTCGCGGGGGGCGTGTCCACGGCCGCAGTCCTGTTGTTCGGGGTTGACGTGGACCCGCCGGTCCGGGAACGTCCCGCGCAACGGGGCAGTCGTGATCGAGTCGTCCGGCTCGACGGGAAGGCGATCTAGTGGCCACGCTGTGGCGGAAGCGCTCGGCGTCGGACCTGCGCGGCATCGTGTCGCTGGAGGACTACGCCCTCGCGGTCGCCGACATCTCGGCGTGGACGACCCCGCCGTTGGGCGTGTCGTTCACGCAGGGCGAGTCGACGGAGGCCGCGCCGGGGGACTTCGTCGGGATGTCCCGGGAGATGTTCGGGTCGTCGTCGGTGGTGTTCGCGTGCATGCTGGCGCGGCTGTCCGTGTTCTCGGCGGTGCGGATGCTGTACCAGGGGTTCCGCGGTGGGCGGCCCTCGTCGCTGTTCGCGAACCCGTCACTGTCGATCTTCGAGCGGCCATGGGCCGGCGGGACGACCGCGGACATGCTCACCCGGCTGATCACGGACGCGGACCTCGCCGGTAACGCGTACATGATCGAGCGGCGGTCGGAACTCGTCCGGCTACGGCCCGACTGGGTGGACATCGTCCTCGAACCGCGCGAGGAGATCGGCGAGGACGGGAAGGTCCGCACACTCGGGTGGCGGAAGATCGGCTACGTCTACTACGAGGACGGGATCCGCGACGACGACGGGGTGATCCTGCTCCCCGACGAGGTGTGCCACTTCGCGCCCATCCCGGACCCGCAGGCGTCATACCGCGGGATGTCGTGGATGACCCCCATCGTCCGCGAGGTGCAGTCCGACAAGAGCATGACCCGCCACAAGGTGCGGTTCATGCAGAACGCCGCAACCCCGAACATGGTGATCAAGCATCAGCCGCAGGTGACGCCTAAGCAGGCGTTGGAGTTCAAGGCGTTGATGTCGCAGGAGTACGAGGGCCCGGAGAACGCCGGGAAGACGCTGCACATCGGTGGGGGCGCGGACCTGACGGTCGTCGGGAAGGACTTCCGCGAGATCGACCTCCGCGCGGTGCAGGGCGCCGGGGAAACCCGAATCGCCGCAGCCGCGGGGACCCCGCCGATCATCGTCGGGTTGTCGGAGGGGTTGCAGTCCGCGACGTACTCGAAC